CGCGACCTTCCAATAGATTAATAGCTCGTTCAAGAGCCAACTGTTTGGCCGGCTCGGGATCATTACTTTCGAGAACGACATCTAACAATTCTTTACAGACTTCCCTCACAAACTTTGTATTATCGCGACGAACAACTTGAAGACCTTTGATGTCTATGTAGTCCATGTTCATCTCACCTTGTTTATTCTTTGTCCAAAGTTTAGCTGCATATCTCTTCTTACTGTAAAGGAAATATGGACAATATACCTTTTCGAGTTCAAGATTATTGGGACGTTTGAATAGTGCTGTACACTGTTCAGCTGCCTGTTCACCAAGCTGCCACGCGTACTCAATGGCTTCTATACCCTGTCGACCTCCGACGTCAAACTCAACCATAACCGAATCTGTATTATGAACAACGAGATCACCTGGACCAACATGGAAATGGTGTGACTCCGTAGTCAAATCGTATACGTAATCATTTGTTGTTCCCATATGTTCGAGCTTTTTGATAACCATTGGATCTTTTCTTTGTGTATTTTTTGACCAAGTTTGTCTAAAAACAGTTGGTTTGTCCGTTCTACAATTTATGGAAACATTGTATCCAAGACGCCTTCCAAGAATAAACATACCCATTGAACCTTCTTTACCCTTGATGTCCATCCGAGTGTATCCATGTGCGTCTTTGTCACCATCTGCCATATAGTAACCTTTCCAGAAAGACTCCACTATATCGACCGGAGCACACAAAATGCACGACGGGACAACCTTTTCCTTGTGTTTGTTATAAAACATGGAACGATATCGCATTGAGATACTTTTCACATCACCGATTGCATTTAATTTGTAAACTCCACTACTTTCTATAGTGTCGTAAACACGCGTTTCAAATGGACACAGTGTCTTCATTTCTTCTAGGAATAACATATTGGAGTTATTAAGAGCCCATGTATACTTTCCATCGTATGCACCACAAGAGCCATCACCAAAAAAGAATCCCATCACCTTTGCTTCTTCGATAGTTATATCACATTCACAATCTGTAAAAGCATCAAGTGAATTACCATGAAGTAACTTTGTACCAAGATTTACCTGTGAAGGTTTGATCATAGTCTTATCTTCAAGAAGTAGACTGTGATCTTCAGTTACGTCGACAATTCCCGTGTGAGTCAATACACGATGAATATCTTTTGTTGTCTTGTGCCTCACAACTTGCTTGATTGGTGTAAATCCACTTTCAGTCCATACTTCGGCATCAATTGTACCAACTTCTTTACCATCATCTCTTTTTTCATATACATCCACCAATGTGTCGATGCGAATAGTTTTTATCTGCCCATCTTGACGAATAAGAAGAGGTGTATCGGGCGTAACAGAGTCACCATATCTTACTTTTGCACCCGGAAAGTTCTTTTCGACGTAATTCTTTGTCTCTTCAATCATACTTCGTCCTTTATAGGTCGTCGTAGAAGCAATAGGTACACATGGAAGAATACCCTTTCCAGCTCCCGTGAAACCATAAATAGAGTTCATTGATATTTTATAGGCGAGCTGCTTTCCATTGTAGACTTCCTTCATAAATCCAGTAGCTGCAGCCATATCCTTTTTGGCTTGCTTTCGGAATTGTTTCAGTTCCAAAAGAATACTCGGAAGAAGACTTGGTACATCTTGCGCAAACTTGTATGTTTTGCCATTGAGTTCAAACTTTTCATATGTGATGCCCGGTACGTTCCCATATCTCTTTTCGTCCATGACAAACGTGGAGTAACAAAGATTGTGAGCCATCATGATCGATGGATACAGACCTTCAAAGTCAAGGGCGGTAATTGGTGTGTAGTACGCCCCACCTTGGGCATCAAGAACTGTCGCTCCTTCGTATGGCTCCACTGGAATAGCTCCGTAACGAATAGTCGGAACCATGAAACCAAGCTCCCGAGCCTTTTTGGTCAACTGCGAGAATACCTTAATTTGTTGTCCACGCTCCACCAGGAAGGAGATAGGCACCCACGTCGCCTTGGCCATCTCCACGAGGTTAAGCAATGTACAAAGACGTTTGGTCAAACGATGCGGCAGCAAAGTATCCTTGATACAATACTCGGCGACTTCCCGAAGTTTGATGGGATCTTCCTCAGCAAAACGAGCAAACATCTCCTTGGCCGGCATGTCAATCTTTTTGTCACCGAGATACAACTTTGATACATTGTCCAACTTGTAGGAATCCAATTTGTATCCCTTCTTGACTTCATGAAATAAATCAAAAATGAACCGACCAGACATTGGCAAAAGTTTTAACATGTTATCACCGAGTGCACTCGAAGACAATCTTTTATAGACCATATCACATTGTTGGTCCTTAAGTTTCCCGAGGTTGTAAAATTCTTCACTACAGTTGTTAATCATCGCTCGCTTGAAAATATATTCAAGATCGAAACCAAAGATGTTCCAACCGGTCATGATATCGACATCTTTGTCCTTCAAATATTTCCTGAACGCCTCGAGCATTTCACGTTCCGTGTCAAAGCTAACGATGTTACATCCTTCCAAGTCAGGGTCAGTCTTCTTGTAACAGAGGCATGTCTTATCATACGGCTCATCCGAACCAAACTTGCAGAGTGAAATAGCGATCTGAAAGCAAGCATCACCCTTAATGTCAGCATCTGGAAACTTTCCAGTGGAACTATTCGATTCAATGTCAAATGACGCCACGACAAATGGTGCGACATCATCACGCTTCACAGGCTTTAAAGTTTCCCAGTTATTACAGAACAAGTCAATATCGGTATGAGCTAGATGTGAACGAACACAATCAGAGCCAGTATCCAACCATCCAGTTGATTGAATGCCGGTCCGGTGCATCATGCGAAGAATTGGATCGAGATTGGATTCATAAACCTTCAATGGAAAAGGTCCAGTTGAGAGCGTCATGGGTTTCTTCAGGAAACCATCGGTCTTTCGACACTTTTCAAGATTAGAAAACTTGACCTGCATGAATAAAAATTTTTCATTGTTTTGGAATCCCCAAATGTCTTTTGACTCAACCACGATGTACTCAGAACACTTATCCTTGATCTTCGCATAGATTTCCTTGGCGTACTTGATGTCGGGCAACTTGATATAAAAGTAAGGCTCGAATGTCGTAGTAACACAGACCGACTTGCCATCTTCAGTCTTACCAAAGATACTGATCAAGTGATCTTCACCATCATCGCGGGCTTCCCAAGTCAGTGCTTGGAAGACAACCATATGTATCACACGACCCAAAATTTTAATATGCTTTACTAGTAAATGTCAGCCGCCTTGATTGACCTCGTGTCGAAGGGTGCTCAGGATGTGTATATCACTGGTAAGCCCGAAGTCAGCTTCTTCCGTCAGAACTACAAGCGTCATACAAACTTTTCCATTAAGCCGGAGCGTATCGATTACATCGGTTCGTTCGCTGCCAACGCCGAAGTGACGATTCCGATCAAGTCCAAGGGTGATCTTTTGAGTTACGTGTGGATCGAAGCCCCGGGTATCTGCGCCGTCGGTAACAACACGACCGGTCTTTTCTCCAGCAACGCGGAACCGACCGACTTCATGTTGTACATCGGTGGTCAGCAAGTCTGCAAGCTTGACTCGCTGTACGTCCAAGGTGTTCACAACGTGTTGTACAACGAGACGCAGGCCCAGGCTTCGACGACCGTGTCGACTGCGGAACTCAAGGAAAACGCGACGAATAACGCCGGTACTTGCGACCAGTACGTCATTCCGTTCTTCTTCAGTCAGGATTGGACCAAGTGTCTGCCGTTGGTTGGTATGCAATATCACGATGTTGAAATTCGCATCAAGTGCAGAGGTGATGGATTTTCGCCGAGCGCGACGCCGAGGGTGTATGCCATGTATGCCTACCTCGATACCGAAGAGCGTAAGTTTTTCACGGAAGGTGAGCATGAAATTCTGATTACTCAGACACAATACCAACCGCTGAGTAAGGAAGACACTGAGTTTGACCTCACGTACTTCAACCACCCGACCAAGGCTATTCACGTTGTGTCCTCAAACACGGCCGCAGTCAGCAATTGGGATGTGGCCTATGGCTTCCAAGATGCCACGTTGTATATTAACGGTACTCCGCTTTTCGAGAATATGACGAAGGAGTTCCACCACAATGTCGTGCCGAGAATGCACGCTCAATTCTTGCCCGATAATCTTCTTCAAACGGCTCCGGTGTACACCTGGCCGTTCTGCTTGAACATAGGCAAGTCGCAACCGTCGGGTTCTTTGAACTTTTCTCGCATTGATACCGCTAAGTTGTCCGTTCGTAGTCCGTACGGTGGTGGTAGGACGCATCGTGTCTACGGTGTGAACTACAACGTCCTTCGTATTAAGAACGGTATGGCTGGTGTTGCTTTCGGGAACTAAACTATGTTACTCAAAAACCCATGTGGAGAGTAATATTTTTCCCATATAATACGGTTATTTTTCTGAATTTCATATAATCTATCCTTGTTTTTGATATAATAATCTTTGACTGATTGCACTATGTCATCATTCTCATTTATTATTATACCTATCTCATTCATGTCATACTTATCTTCAAATGGGAATACACAATCTGTATTTACTAGGATTGGTATTCTCCCCATCATCATGACATCATAAAATCTGTAACTAAAGTTACCAGCTCCTCTATAACAAAAAGTAAACAAGTTTTCCCGTATATTATTCATGTATTCAGTTTTTGCTAGTTTCTTATCACTGATTTCGGGTGCCCAAAAACCACCACGGATTATAAAGTTGGTCTTGATATCAGAATCGTTAAACGTTTGTAAAAATTTAAATCTGTTATGGTGATGTGCGCCGCAAAATCCGATAGTTAATTCTGGATTTTCCAAGTAACCATCAAAATGATCAGCGTCAATTGTTGGCAAAGCATACTCATTCGATTGTTTTGTTGATTTGTAAAAACTAGTTCTGAATATCTTTATGATTTTAGAATCCGGTGCAATAGGTTTATCGTTGTCATCGTTATAAAAAATATAGAGAGGCTTGTTGAAACGTGAACATACTTCAAATAATTTCATAAATATAGGATCATTGATATCAATAAACTTGTATGGCATTACACATATATCACAATCTGTAATATCATCGACATATTTGAACATTCTTTTACAGGTATCTATGATGTTGTGAAAACGACTATGACCCATTTTATTGTAGTGAAAATCTGGTATCGTTAGTTGATTCAAGTTTTCAAGCATTCCAAATAAAATAATGGTTTCCGGAGCAAATTTCACATGTTGTTTCGGTGTATAGACACGGATCATAATTAAAAATAAAGCATTCTTTACTTTTAAATGGTTTATCTATCACAATATGATACCGGTGGTGTTGGTCATACATTTTATATTCACACAGATGACAATGTATGATTTTATCCACGCCCATCGAGGTTAAAAATATCAATCATATGTAAGTTAGGATGGAACTCACCCCAATCAAACTCATCAAGAACAGAGATGTTCGCACTCGTCTTTTGAAAGTCAAACGCGAACGATCTGACATCGACACGAGTGACTACCTCGAGAGTCGCATGAACACAAATGCCGCTGCGAAGTATCTCATGGCCATCGAAGATGCGAGTGAAATTGCCAAACAACTCATTCAGGGACCGGGCATTTTCGAACGGATCGCGAAAGATATCAAAAAGGAATCCGACTATGACTTCAAATTCACGTGTCGTCGAACATCTCACATGACGAAGCCAACGTCCTTAAAACGGGAAGGTATCCAGTACCTTCACATAGCTCATACATATCCAAGTGGAGATGGACACTATGCACTCGCAAAGGTGGATCACACCAAAAATACAATTGGATTATTCAACTCGATGGGTGCGGGTAGAACAGAATTTAAGAGCGAACTTCGAGCGGTCTATGGGAATAACTATTACATACGCAATTTGAAAAGTATTCCGTATCAACCAACGGGTGGTTTTGTGACCACGAATGTAGAAAATTATAAAGAGCTTCTTAAAAATACAAAGATCAATATACGAAACGCAAAAGTTCTTGAAAAGTCTTTTGAAATATCACAATACGATGAGATGTCCCAACACCACTTTTGCTACATAGAAGCTTTCATCATGATGATGCACGATACCCTCGGCACGCCCATTGGACCCAGGGATCCAAGAGACCGACTTCCTTTTATAAAACGGAT